CTTTTCTCTCTTGGAGCAGGTGCCGGGGCGCCGTCAAAGACAGCGCCTAAACCCGGTCATGACCTAGAAGGCTAGGCTTGATGCTGGTTTTCCATGTGCGACAAGCGATATTAGCTACGGCTATTTGATTTTGCCGCCGCGGAGATTAACCCCGCCACTCACCATTTTCCTTCACCCGCTGAAACCACTCATACTGGTCCGCTATTATAACTGCGGCAGCATCCACTCATTCACCATGCCATTTGCTCAACACTCCGTCATAACCTAGGATACCAAGATGGTCGCCTCAACTCTTCCGAGTGGGGGTGGGCGGGCCGCTATCGCAGCCCGATACTCCCATCATACCCGCTTCGCGAAGCGTAGGCATCGAGACCTAGTTGTAGGTTGAATATGATTAAGTGTCCGGATTCTTGCGTTCCCGGTAGAGGCTCGAAGCCCCGGACCCCCTGGAGGGTTCCGAATCCTAAACGCATGACACGCTGAAAGAGGGATCTCACCGACTGACCGATACGGACATTCGAATGACATTCCAACGGGGCCCAGACAAATGGCCCCAACTAATATAACTCGTCTCCCAGATGTAGCAGCCTTGCGCAGCACACTCAGGCGAAGCCAAGATTGACCTGTGGGAGGGAGAGGGGAGAGAGAGATGCGGGAGGACCAAAATAAGTCCTAAAGTTTCGAGCCCCCCGTACGAACCGGGACCGAACAAGCTCCATGCTAACATGGAGGCAAGGATGGTCGTCGATCCATAGGGATCTGCGAGTATTTTCGGTAACAAACACTCGATCACCAAAGGACGAAAAGTGTTCAAAAACTGGCTTAGGCCAGACAAATGACCACAATCTCGGTCCCCGCTGGAGTTGGCGAAAAGAGGGAGGTTGATAGGAAGGTGTCTGAGAGGATCGTTCCCTGTAGGAAGCGTAGTCGATGGAGACCTTTTCAGGTTTAACGGGAACCCCCGTCCATCTCGAGACTACATCGCCTGCAACGTCCTTGGACATAATGTCGAAGATAGAGTAAAGGGAAGCCTTTGGAGGCGGCCCTACAACCATTTCGACACTACGTTTTACACCTTTCTTTATGGTGGGTGCCGGCCCATCGGTAAGGGCGCGACGAAACCAAGACTTCTTGGAAAGGATCTGGTACTCTCTCTTAGACAGAGTCGACAAGTCGATCTGCCTAGCGGCGATCTCGAAACGCATCAGACAATTCACAACGAGGGATTTAACCTCACCACGAAAAGTCGAAATGCCATCGAGCACCTCTGTCAAGAGACATCCAGGCTCCTTCCTGAAAGGTCTGAAGAAGGATAAGACGGGTTTTGGAGCTAGTTGTCCACGACGGATGAAGAAACTCTGGGAGTTCAAATCCGCCGAGATGTTAGAGTAGCCGGTCTTCTCAACATTGACACAAAGACCAAAAGTCCCAGTCACCTCTTTCCAGAGGGAAAAGAACTTCTGATCACCTGCGAAGACGCAGTCGTCGCCGTTAAACCGGCCCACTCTATTGGCCCCGCAACCTCGGGAGATATCGCTGGCGATGTCGAAACATGCCTTGTCCAAGAGGCAGAGCAGGGGGAAACTTACGAGGTTTCCCATCATGCTGCCTCTCTTTATAGGGCGAATAATCCCGGTGTGAGGATTCAACCACCTAAGGTTGTCGAAAGATCCTCTCAACACCGTCCTCTCATTCTCAGTCATCCTTTCATCCTTCGAAAGCTCATCAATCACGGCGTCGACCGCCTCAAGGTAGATGCGATCAGTAGCGGACTCGTAATCCCCACTGATAATCGCCTCCCCTTCGCGACGATCGTTGATGACCTTCAAGAAGTCTTCTTTCTTTACGTTCCCACGAACCAACCATCCGAAGGAGGATAGGTGGTCATACAGGGCATTATGAACAGGAGTCAGAACCCGTTTGACACGGGCGGATTGCATCGTGACAACACGAAGCTTTCCCTTAGTTTTGGCTACTCCCAGTCTGACCAAAGAGTCATCCTGAGAGCACTTTGAAGGATCCGCGGAAAGCGTACCTCCTTCACCCTGAGTCATTTCAAAACACCCCTGCTGGTCAGGAACGTAAACACCACTCTCACTTCTTCTAATACCTCCTTCCACACACTCTTTGCGAGCGTTTTCCAAACGCTCTCCCCAACCGTGAGCGAGAGACCGGACGTGACGCCGGAGCAGCCAATAGGGGTCGTACGACCACTTACAATCAACAGGCTCGACGTCGCGACCCATCCGGTCAGCCCACTCTTCCTTGGCCTTCTGGCCCCTGTCGTGATCACACGTATTGCACGGAGCATCAAAGATGCGCTTGCAGCTCTTAAGAGCCGAAGACAACTTCGAAGCACGTACTCTACGCCTTGTCTTACCTCCACCGGAGAGTGAAGGCATTCTTGACACGACGGGGACCATTAGGTCCCAATTCCCTCTTAAAGATGAACACGTCGCACCCGATAACTCGGGAAGCTCACCCAGGAGTCTAAACTCCAGCTGGATGACGCGAAGTGCCTTTAAGAGGCCCCGCCTGATGGGCCCTGCTGCTGCGCAGCGGGCTGGTTTATCGGAACGGCTCTCTGGCAGAGCGGAACCGAAACCCATTGGGAGTTGAGATTGATAAGATCAGTCCAACGGGTCGTCC